TTATCAAAGCAATGTTATTTTGTTGCTGTCTATTGTTTTTTAATTATTCACACGATAACTAAAGGTGGGTGAAGAGAAATGATTCCATTAATAATTTCAATTTTTGCGCTCTGTCTTAATGTCTATATGATTGGATTTAAAAATGGGCAAAATAAAAAATAGTAGCAGCCAAGAATAATTTTATAGTGTCACTGTGGCGGAAAGGGTAGACGCTAAGCATGTGTGCTAGGTCAATGCTTCGGCAACCATGCAAGGTTCGATTCCTTGCCAGCGACATTAAATGCCTATGACGGTTACGACTACCGAAAAAAGATCGTTAAGAAGCTATACGGTGCTACGTACGGCAATGTAGTAAGTGTGCTATCTGTACACCACCAAGCTTCGGTCACTGTGGCGGAAGTAGAAGACGCAGCGGTAAATGGCGAGTAGCCTCGTGAGAGCCTGGTAAGTTCTCGTGAGTGGTGCAATCCCACTCCAGCGACTTTAAGCAACCGAGGCATCGGCGGTTTAAAAATATAGGGGTGCGCAATTTCGTACGCGTTTTGTGCATCGTGCAAGTTACTATTACATATTAGATCTCTCTTTGAGTGGTCTTTTTATTTTTGCACAAAGGAGGAAACAACAATGTATAGACCACAATACTTAGAACAGAAGTATGAAGTAATCACTGTTCATAAAGGTAATGGCGAAAAAGTATATGAGTATAGAAGACCAATAAAGAGCGATACATATAAACGAAAGGAAAACAATGAAGTTATTCCATTGTATGGCAAAAGAATAGCTAAGCATTAAATAAGATTGCGAAAGGAGACGGAACATGACCGAGGAATTCTATAGATGGCTATTACAGTTGACAAGAGAAGATCGTTTGGTTAAGTTCTATCAGTCTCCTAAATGGCGCAGGCTTAGAGAGAAAGCGATGAAACGAGATCACTATGAATGCCAAGAGTGTAGAAGACTAGGTAAGTATCATAGAGTAGAGAACGTTCATCATATAAAGGAAGTCAAGGATAGACCTGACTTAGCTTTAGATTTAGATAATCTTATTTGTTTATGTGTTGAACATCATAATGAAGTTCATGGCAGATATCTTACAGCATTAGATAAACAAGAGAAGAAGATAGAAAGCTTTGCTAACTTCGATGCAAGTGAAAGGTGGTAAGTGCATGATCATCAATGATAATGGCAGAGAGTATGATACAGAAAAGATTGAAGAGTATTCATCTTATACTCAGGGATTAATTAAACGTTTGATATACGTTCGCTATGTAGGTATTAGGGATCTGTTATCAGATAACTGTTGTAGTAAATACAAAGTGAATCAAGTAAGAGAAGCGTTGAATAAAGATAATAACGTCGAAAGAATAAAAAATGTTTTTGGATATAGTATTGAAGAGATTAATTATTACATTGACTTCGCTGAAGCTTTCATTCCGATGGTGAGATAACCCCCCCTTAAAATAAATCGCAAATTTTTTGGGGGTGATGAAACGGAGGGGGCTGTCAGGAAAAGAGATTTTTTCGAACTTTATCATGAAAGGAGGGCTAAAATGTTTAAAAACGAATTGTCTCAAAATCGCTACAGAGAAAAATTACGCCGCTCTTTAATAAGCCAATTGGAAAGTCAGAAAACAAATATTGAGCCATTCTTAGATAATGTTGATCGTTATATCAGTTTATGGGAAACGGCGATATCACTGGAAGAAGATATATCCGAGAACGGCATTAGACTGGAGAATGGTAAAAAGAATGAATCAGTAGCGTTGCTTGTTTCTGTCAACAAACAAATGGGATTGATGTTGGATAAACTTGCCATTACTCCTGAATTGGTAGGTGAAGCAAATGAATCAATTCCTGAGTTATAAGCATATTGAAAATTGGTTCAAAGCTATAGAAGAAGGCACTATCAAGGTATGCAAAGAGCAATTATTGCTAAAAAATTATCTAGAAGAAAGAGTCTTTACTAGAGAAGATATTTACTTCGATAAGCAGATGGTAGAGGATTCAATCAATATACCAGCACAATACTTTCCATTCGAATTAATTCCGTGGGAAAAATTTCTACAATGTTTTATTTATGGTGTTCGATGGAAAAAAGATAAAACACTAGTGTTCAATAGATATCTTTCATTAATGGGACGTGGTAATGGTAAAACTGGTTTTGCTTCTTGGAACAACTTCTTTCTACTAACCGCTAAACACGGTATTAAAAATTATGATATTGATATCTATGCCAATAATGAAAGCCAAGCAAAGACTAGTTTTGATGATGTATTTAAAGTAATTAAAGATCATCCTGATTTAGATAAAAAAGTATTTAAAGCTACGAAGGAAGTTATTCAAAATATCGCTACAAACAGCAAACTTCGTTATAACACGGCAAATGCTAGAACAAAAGATGGGAAGCGACCAGGTGCAAACCGCTTTGATGAAATTCACGAAAATGAAGATTATTCAATGATAAATGTGGCTACTTCTGGTGGTGGTAAAATTCGAGATTATAGAGAATTTTATGATACAACTAATGGTCATGTTCGTGGTGGTCCGCTTGATGACATTATAGAAGAATCAAAAATGATTCTTTCTGGAGAACTTGGAATTGACAAGGATGGAGCAGAATTTTCTAGTTTGTTTCCATTTATTTGTCGCTTGGATAACGATAATGAAGTTGATGATCCCGACATGTGGGAAAAAGCTTGTCCAACTATTAATTACAATGCAGATTTAAAACGGAAAATGTTTCAAGAATACTCTCAAATGCAACGTAATGCTGGTTTAAGACTTACGTTCATGACCAAACGAATGAACAGACCTATGGAAGATACACGATTTGCTGTTGCTTCATATGATGATGTTCTGCATACGAAAGAAAAAGAATTTCCTGAAAAAATGGATGAAGTGATAGGAACAGTCGATTTTGCTGATAGACGAGATTTTGCCAGCGTTGGGTTGCTAGGAAAATACGATAAAGATGTTTATTTTACACAACATACTTTTATCCACGAATCAGCCCTTCGATTACAAAACATCAAACGAGAGGTTATAGATATTTCTATAGATCAAGGAAAATCACAGATCGTTCATGGAAAAAATATAGAAGCTGATTATATTGTAGGTTGGTTTCTTGAAATGAGTAATAAATATTATATTAAAAAAATCGCTATGGATATGTACCGTGCAAAAATATTGAAGCCCGCTTTAGAAGAAGCAGGTTTTACTGTGGAAATTGTTCGAAGCGGATCTGTTACACATGGTATGTTAAAAGATCTGGTTGATGACCTTTTTATTAATCAACGTTTATTTTTTGGTGACGATGCGATTATGCGTTGGTATTGCATGAATGTATATGAAGAGCATATTTCTAATGGAAATATACGCTATGAAAAAATAGAACCTGAAACTAGAAAAACGGATGGCTTTTTTTCATTCCTTCATGGTTTGAATTTTTTAGATGATATTTATGATTCTGCTCCTGTAACAGTCACAAATAGCTCAGTAGAAAATACAGGAACTGGATTTACTCCTCTAGTATTCTAACTTGAAAGGAGGTGAGAAAGTGGGGATTTTTCAAAAGGCGGTAGGATACTTCACAAAAAAAGCAACGGTTCCTTTAGAAGAATACTTTTGTAAATTGCAAGTTGATTTTGTGTATCGAAAATTTGCGATTGAAACTTGTATTGATTTGATTGCAAATGCGATGAGTAAAGCGGAATTCAAGTCATATGAAGATGGAAAAAATAAAAAGAATGATCTTTACTATAGGCTGAATGTAGCTCCTAATAAGAAAAATAATGCAACAGAATTTAGAAAAAAACTGATCAGGAGATTAATATTCTACAATGAAGTATTGATCGTTTCTCCGTCTAATAATTCTAGCGAAATATTTATTGCGGATAGTTGGGATGTCACAGAATATGCATTGAAAGATGATGTGTTTTCTCAAGTGCAAATTAACAACATAGTCCTTGATAGAGAATTTCTAGAAAGTGATGTTATCTATATAAAATACGCAGATCAACAAATTAGGCAACTAGTCGATGCGTATTATCAAGCGTATGGGAAACTCATTTCTAGTGCCATGAATGTTTACAAGCGCTCTAACGCTCGTAGATACGTACTGAAAGGGAATTTATTCCGACCGCAAGACAATACAACACAAGATCAAATCAATAAAATGATGACATCACAATTTAAGGCTTTTATGGAAGCTGATAATGCAGGTGCGGTATTTCAATTACAAAATGAGTACACATTAGAAGATTTCAGCGGAAACTTCCAAAGCAATTCAAGAGATATAAAAAACTTAATAGACGACATCTTTGAGATGACAGCAGCAGCGTTTCACGTTCCGAAAAACCTACTAAAGGGAGACATGAGTGGGTTATCGGATCAAGTGGACGCTTTTTTAATGTTCGAAATCATACCGATTGCTGAACTTATTCAGGATGCGTTTAACGCTAGTCTCTATGAAGTAGAAGAATACTTGTCAGGGAATTTTGTACGTGTGGATACAACTATGATCAAGATTACTAGCTTCAAAGATTTGGTTGACGCTATTGATGTAGGCATTAGAAATGGAGTATTTACAATCAACGAAGGAAGAGAACGCGTTGGAAATGATCGCTCTGATAAGGCGATGGCAGATGAAATATTTATAACTAAAAACAATCAACAAGTATCGAAAGGAGGTGAGGCGAATGACGACAATGAAAACATTTCTAGCAGTAAAGAATGAAGGCGCAGTACCGCAAATTTTTATTCAGGGATTTATTGGTTCTAGTTGGTTCTTTGAAGGGAATACTGACAAGGGAATCAAAAATATTTTGGATAGTCTAGGTGATCAAGAAGAAATTGAAGTAGTAATTAATTCAAACGGTGGAGACGTATTTCAAGGGATTGCTATTGGGAACTTACTTAAGTCAAATAAAGCAAAAGTTAACGTTGTGATTAACGGCTTAGCCGCTAGTGCTGCTTCAATTATCGCAATGGCTGGCGATACTATAAAAATCTACAACAATGCACAATTGATGATTCACCGCGCTTCCACATACGGAGAAGGAAATGTCGATGACTTCCGTACGATTGCTGACCAACTGGAATCAATTGATAAATCGGTAAAGGCTTCATATAAAACACGATTCAATGGCACAGATGAAGCATTGCAAGAACTTCTTGAAAAAGAATCGTTTATGGATGCAGAAACAGCTTTGAGTTATGGATTGGTCGATGAAATTATCGATGCAGAAAATAGCTCAGGTACTGAAGCTAAAAAAGAACAAAGCGTTGAAGAAATTTTGAATGACGTTAAAGAAAAAAGAGCAGAAAAAATTGCTGCATTTACAGCAGCATTAAATAAAACATTTGGACAAGGAGATGTAAAATAATGACAGTTAAAAATTTAAAAGGTGTAACAGCTGCAAGCGACCAATTGATGAAAGCTTTTAAAGATGGTAACGAAGAATCTTTTAGCGCAGCTATGGTAAGCTTATCTAAGGAAATTCAGGATAAAATTTTAGAAGAAGCAACAGCAAAAAATCAAGATCAATTAGTATTAATGAACCGTGGTCAGCGTGTATTAACTACACAAGAAACAAAATTCTATAACGAAGTAGTGAAAAACGAAGGTTTTGCAGGGGTCGAAGAATTAGTGCCAGCTACTGTATTTGAACGTGTATTTGAAGATTTAGAACAATCTCATCCACTATTGCAAAAAATTACTTTTGTTAACACAACTGGTGTAACAGAATGGATTGTGTCACGTGGAGTCAATCCAGCATGGTGGGGTAAACTTTGCGAAGCTGTTAAAAAAGTTTTAGATAATGGCTTTGATGTAATTAACATGAAGCAGTTCAAGCTATCAGGTTATATTCCTGTATGTAAGGCAATGCTTGATTTAGGTCCAGTATGGTTAGATCGTTATGTCCGTACTGTTTTAGTAGAATCATTGAGAATTGCATTAGAACAAGCAATTGTTGATGGTACTGGTAAAGATATGCCAGTCGGAATGATGCGTGACATGAGCAAACAAACTAGCGGAGAATATGCTGAAAAAAAAGCAGAACCTATTACAGCTTTAGATGCTGTAACTATGGGCGGTTTGATGGCGCGACTATCAAAATTCAATATCGAAGGTGTGAATGATCCGATTTATCGTAATGTGAATCCTTCTGATGTGGTCCTAATTGTGAATCCAACTGATTACTGGTCTAAAGTATTCCCAGCTAAGACTGTACTAACTGCTAATGGAGAATACGTACAAGTATTGCCAGTACCAGTTTCAGATTTGCAGTCAACGGCTGTGCCAGAAGGAAAAGCAGTTATTGGGGTAGCCTCAGATTACTTCATGGGTGTAGGATCTACACTAAAAATTGAAGCTTCAGATGAATACCATTTTGTTGAAGACGAACGCATTTATCTAGCTAAACAATATGCAAACGGTCAACCTAAACGTAACGATAGTTTCATTGTATTAGATATTAGCGCTTTGGGAACTACTACTACAACTACAAAACCAACAACCACAACAACTACAACACAAGCGTAGGTGATCAGAATGAAGTATATTCTTTGTCAGCCGGCAATCAATCGGTTTAAATGGGAGCTTGAAGTTTGTTTAACTAATCTGAAGAAACTAGGAATCAAAGATATCGTATTGCTTTTCAGCAGACACGATGATCAGATTCCTATTTTTTTTGAGAAGGAATATGGTGTTGAAGTTCATGTGTACGATGATCTGCGGGACGACAAAGAGTATATTCCTTCGATTAAACCATATTTATGGTGGAAATATTTAGAAGAAGATCATTCGCGTGAGGACGACCGATATTTCTATATCGATTCGGATGTCATTTTCAATAAAAGAATTAATTTGCGCAAATTGCCTTCTAAAGATGATGTTTGGTATTGTAGCGACTGCTGTAGTTATCTAAGTCTTGATTATATTAGAAGCTGTGAAAACGGAGAAAATATTCTAAAAGATATGGCAAACATTGTAAATGTTACAGTAGAATCTTTGGAAACTATAAACACTAATTCAGGAGGCGCACAGTGGGTTATTAACCGTCCTAAAGCGAATTATTGGAAAAAGGTTTATCTGGATTCTAATCGGCTATATCGCTACCTTAGAGGGCAAAAAACAAATATACAAATCTGGACAGCCGAGATGTGGGCACAGCTTTGGAACATGATGTATTTCAATATTGGTCCTAAAGTTCACGAGGAATTAGACTTTTGTTTTGCTACTGATCCAATAGAAAAAGTTAAAGAAGTAAAAATCTTACACAATGCTGGAGTAACAACAAACGATGAAGATTTATTTTTCAAAGGGAGATACGTGACTTCTACGCCTTTTGATGAAGATTTATCATTTGTAAACAAGAAAAAATGCTCTTACGCATATGTTAAAGCAATTAAGGCGGTGGTTAGATGACGCCTGAACAAGTGACTGAAGAATTGCTAATAGCTGTGAAGGATAATATTTACGTTACCTGGAACGAAGAAGATGAGTCAATTAAAAAGATGATAGCTAAAAATGCTGTTTATCTTCAAAGTAAAGTGAGTACAACACTTTCTTTTTCTCCTGAAAGCTTAGAATACGGATTGCTAATCGAAAGATGTAGATACGACTGGAATCGTGCTTTAGATGAGTTTGAACAAAATTTCGCTAGTGAGTTATTAGGTTTCATTCAACATTATGCGCTACAAGAATATATTGCAGGTGATGTGAATGGCGAATAATCGTAGACTCGAAGAAACATTCAACGATGGTTGGTTAAAGATTTTGACGCAAACTACCAAAAGAAATGAACTAGGAAAAAAGATTGGTGTAGAAGATACAGAAATCACTTCTTTAAAATTTAGAAATCTTTCCATGAGAGATAGTGATATAACAGCTATGGATGCGATGGGATCGAAATTAACTAAGAAAGTAAAGACTCCATTTCATCCAATCGCCAAGAAATTTAATAAAGATCAATATTTTATCGTAATCGATAGTATGCGTTACAACGTTATCTATGCCGATTACGATAATTTTTATATCTATTTTTATCTTGAAAGTGTGGGTGAATATGGTGATTGATAATTCTAAAGAAAAAGAACGTTTAAATAAGCAAATTTCTGCTATCAAAACTTCCTTAGAAGAGCATTTTGGCCTCAAACTCTTTCAAGACTCCGTAGGCGAGGATGAGCTACCTGATGATTTTAATTACTTCATTCTCGAAACAGGAGAAATAGAAATGATCACTGAGCCAAAATATAGCGTGGGTCAAAATCTATATCTAACTTTCTATTCAGAAAATAGAGAAGATTTAACAGGAGACTCACTAGATATTATTTCATTGATTCAAAATCGTTCGATTCGTTTTCAGAGAATGGATCCCAATCATTTAAAACTAGAGAACCAAGATCGCTATATCGATCAATTGGTATTTACGTTTAGACGATTATTGAAGAGTGATTGTCATGGCTAAAAATAGTTGGGAGCTAAAAATAAATGGACATGATGAACTTCTTGTGCGGATGGAACGCTATTCAAGCGAGAGCGAACGACTGATTAACGAAGCATTGAAATCAAAAGGTTCGGCTATTGCAGTGGATAGGATTACAGAAAAAATTCCTGTTTCTGAAGCAGATTTAAGAAGAGGGCACCAACACGCAAAAAATAGTCGTCCACTTAAGACTCAATACATTAATTTGGGTTTCATCATTAGACCTACAAGAAAATTTGAGTATTTAAAATATCCTGATTTGGGGATAGGTACTTCTAAAAGAAATCAGCCGGACGAATTTATGAGAAGAGGATTAGGTCTTGCACTTGATCCAATTACAGAACTTCTGATTCGTCAATTCGATAAATTAAATAAATAGGGGGAACAACAATGGCTAAAACAAAAACTGTAGTAACAACGTTCGATAACGTAAGTATCAAACGAATTGCTTTTAATTTTAAGAACGCAGGAAATGCAATCGCAACGAATTGTAATGGACAATTAGATGGCGAAACAGAAATGCAAACGGTGGTTAAAAAATGTGGAGCGACAGAAGTAAAATCAAAATCTAAACCAATCAATATGACGGTAACAATTACTGCACATGTACCGATGGAAGTTTATCGACGTTTCAATGGGTTGAAACAAGATGGACGTATTAAACCAGGCATTTACTCTTACGGTCCTGATTCCGTAGGCGAAGATTTCTCACTTGCTGCAGAGATCGTGGATGACTTCGAAGAAAATAGAAAGTTAGTTGGTATGTTAGCATGCACTTCGAATACAGGATTAACATTCTCTATTGAAAATGGTGCGGATGAAGTAGCTGCGTTAGAACTAGAAACAAAAGTTATGCAAGATGAATTTGGTAAATTTTATCATGAAGCAATTGTTGCAGAACTTGAAGAAGACTTAACAGATCAATGGATGACGAATCTATCTGCTGATGTGATTAAAAAAACTTCAGTTGTGACAACTACGGCCACTCAATCACAGTAAAAAAAACGGAGGTAGCGAAATGAACGAAGATTACTCAAAAATTGAACTAAACGATGGAACAATTTTGAATTTAGAACCTAAACTGAATATCAAGAAATTATTGATGATCAATAGAGATTTTAACACAGACGAGTTTGCAAAAATGACTGTGGGAAAAGGATCCATGGATATTTCTGTTATTCAAGGTGCAAAGGCTGTGTATATTGCTTACCGCCAAGCGAACATGACTGATTATATTTCATTCGATGAATTTATCGATAAATGGGATTTTGATATGGCTACTGCCAGCTATATTTATCAATTGATGATGTTCAAACAAGCACGCGATGCTTATCAAAAAGAATTTGAAAAAGCAAATAAGGAAAAAAAGCTTCAAAAGTAAAAATTCCAAAGCTCTTAGTTGAAACGTGGGTCGATGTCTATTCGATGTTGACCGACGTTTTTTCTATGCCTTCAGATTTGGTTTTAAGCGATATCTGTTTAGATGACATTTTGCAAATGGCTTACAACAAGAGTGCTTATGAAGGATGGAAAAACTATGCAATAAACCAATCCCAGAAAAACTAAAGAAAGGAGGTAAAAAATGGCTAAAAAGAGAACAGAAGCAGAAGTAACTTTCATAGCTAACGATGACGGATTGAAATCTACGTTAAAAGAAATCAGTGCTGAATTAACTAAAAATAGAGCAGAATTAAAACTAGAACAAGCTCAATTACAACAGACTGGTTCTGAATCAGACAAGTTAGGAAGTAAATTATCTTCTTTAGAAAAGCAGTATGAATTACAAAGTCAAAAAGTTGAAGTAACTAGCCAACGTTTAGCCAATGCGAAAAAATATTATGGAGAAAATTCCACCGAAGTTCAGAAACTTGAAAGAGAACTGATTAATCAACAAACAGCGCAACAACGTTTGTCAAACGAAATTGATAAAACGAGTAATGCACTAGCTCAAGCAAAAGGCGAAATACAGACGTACGAGTCTACAATGCAACAGTTGGATAGCGAACAAAAAAATGTTCAAGCTAGTGCTTCTCTGATTGAATCCGAATACAAAAAATGGCAAGCAACTGCTGGTCAATCAGCTTCTGAAGCCGAGAAATTAGCGAAAGCCCAAGAATATGTTTCTCAACAATCTGAAAATGCGGAGAAAACGATAGATATCCTAAGACGACAGTTAGAAGCTACACAGTCTGAATTTGGCGCTACATCCACAGAAGCAATGCAGATGGAAGCGAAGCTTAATGATGCTGAACGTGAATTTGAAGAGTTAGGACAAGCTGCTAAAAATGTAGATACAACTAACTTGGACGATATCGGAAGCAAAATAGATATGAATAATTTAATGGAAGCTTCTGACGTTTTAAGCGACATTGGCGATAAGCTTACAGAATTAGGGAAACAAGCAGTGGACTCTGCTAACAGTGTAGGTAGTTCCCAGAGTAAGATACAAGCTAATTTTGGTTTGTCTAAACAAGAGGCTGAAGAATTAACGAATGTAGCCAGAGACATTTATTATAAAGGTTTTGGAGAATCGTTAGATCAGTCCACAGATGCATTGATTTTGGTAAAGCGTAATTTAGGAGATTTAAATAATCAAGATTTACAAAATATCACGGAACAAGCTATGGTCCTAGAAAACACCATGGGCGCTGATATGGATGAAACGTTACGTGGTGTAAATGGCTTAATGGTCAATTTCGGCTTGAGTGCTCAAGATGCAATGGATTTAATGGTTTCGGGTACTCAAAACGGTTTAGATAAAACGCACGAATTAGGCGACAATATGGCAGAATATAGCCAATTATGGAGTCAAATGGGATATTCAGCTGATGAAACGTTCGGAATGCTTCAAAATGGTTTAGATGCGGGTGCTTATAACCTTGATAAAGTCAATGACTTAGTTAAGGAAATGGGAATATCGTTAACAGATGGTCGATTTGAGCAAAACATGGATATGTTTAGTGAAAGTACTAGAAAAGCTTTTGAAGAGTGGAAAAATGGCGGAGGAACACAAAAAGACGTTATTAATTCCATGATTCAAGATTTTAGCAATATGGATGGTCAATACGACCAATTAAATAAAGCTTCGACAATTTGGTCTGCGCTTGGCGAAGATAATGCGATGAAAGTTGTCCAATCTTTAACTGATGTTAACCATACATTTGATGATGTTAGTGGATCTGCACAAAAAATGAATGAAGATTCTACTACTCCGTTGCAAGAGTTGAACGGGAAAATAGCTGAATTAAAGGATTCATTAGCTCCTATAGGCAACACAATCATAGATGCACTCGAACCAGTAATTGATTTTCTAGGAAAGATGGCTGATGCGTTTAATAATCTTCCACAACCAGTACAGGATTTCATTGTTGCTATAGGTGGTCTTACAGCAGCATTTGGCATACTGTTACCGGCAATACTAGCCGTGTCATATTTATTTGGTCCGATGATGCTTATAATTGGAGGAATTATAGCTGTTATAGCAGGCGTTATTGTGGCAATTAAGAACTGGGGTGCAATTACTGACTGGTTTAGTGGTTTATGGAAAAAATTTACTGATTGGTTGGGTGATACTTGGGAAAGTATAAAAGACGGAGCCTCATCAGTTTGGGATGGGGTTAAAGAAACCTGGTCTGGATTTGTAGATTGGGTTCAAGATATTTGGCAAGGAGTTTCTGATTGGTTTGGAGAGCTATGGAGCGGATTAGTTGAAGGAGCTTCCAACATCTGGCAAGGAGTCCAAGAAACTTGGCAAACATTCGTTGATTGGGTTTCAAATATTTGGAACGGAGTCAAAGAAGTATGGTCGATTATTTGGGCAGACATTGTAGGAATTGTTCAAATACCATGGACATTAATAACGTCATTGATTCAAGCTGGTATTAATATTATCGTGGGTATTTTTGATGTAGCTGGACAGTTATTGGGCGCAGCTTGGCAAGCTGTTTGGACACCTATTTCTGATTTCCTTAAAAATACTTGGGATACTATGACACAATGGATAAGTATCGCTTGGAATGGGATTGTAACTACATTCCATACTATATTTGATCCAGTAGTGGCATGGTGGAATGGTATATGGACAGCTATTAGTACTACGGCTTCAAATATTTGGAATTCAATTAGTGCAACAGCTTCTAGTATTTGGAACAGTATCAAGAATACAATCACTAGCTTGGTACAAGCAGCTGCTACAGTAATTCAAAATATTTGGTCAACTGTATCTAGTTGGTTAGGTGGAATTTGGAATTCAATCAGCTCTACAGCATCAAATATCTGGAATAGTGTGACTAGTAGTATAAGCAATGCTATAAACGCAGCTAAAAGTGCCATTCAAAGTGTTTGGAATAGTATATCTTCGTGGATTAGCGGAATTTGGAACGGTATCAAAAATACTGCTTTGAATCTTTGGAATGGAATTACAAGCACTATTAGCTCTAAAGTAAACGATGGAAAAAATGCAATTTCAAGCGGTTGGTCCAATCTAACAGGTATTGTTTCCGACATATTCAATAATGTTAAAAGTACAATTGCTAACATATGGGAAGGCATCAAAAAGACTGTTAGCGCTCCAATTGATTGGATTAGAGACAAAATCAGTGGCATTTTTGATAATTTGAATATTTCTATACCACATATTCCGTTACCGGAATTTATCATGGAAGGCAGCTTTAACCCGCTAAAAGGTCAAATCCCCCATTTGCGTGTAAAATGGCATGCTAAAGGAGGTATCTTTACTAAACCAACTTTACTAGGTGGAATGAACGGTGTCGGTGAAGCAGGACCTGAAGCAGTTTTACCTTTGAAAAGATCTGTTTTGCAAGAAATTGGTGATCGTATCTTGAGTAGCACATCAGTTTCATCTAGGGCACAAACGATTCAACCTGTGAATAACTACGAATTCAATTTCACAATTGATGGTAACGCAGATGAGGTTACTATGAAGCAAACAACTCAACAAATCATTGATAGCATTACAAAAATTCAAAATGATAATGCTTCGGCATGGCGTTAAACAGGAGAGTATTTCTCCTGTTTTTTTAGTATTAAAAAGGATGTGAAAAAATGACTGATTGTATACATTCTATAATCGATGGATTTCCTGATTATTTGCATAAATTGGCTTTAGCTGAAAGACCAACCATACCTTCTCCAAAAAGACAGAGAGTTGAAACTTCTGTTTTAGGTAGGTTAGGTGGCTTAGTACAAGATTACTCGTTTGAAGATATGTCGTTTACATTGCACTATAACTATTTAGAGGATGTGGAAGACCATCAAGCGTTCAAGCAATCGTTTTATATCATGCGTCATTGGTTAAACTATGCAAAGAAATTAGAATTCTCTGACGATCCCAACGTCTATTACGTTATCCAGACTATCGATATTGGGGATGCAGAAAACGATATTGTTGAATGGGGAGAGTTCGATGTAAATATTACTGCGAAACCATTCGCAAGAGTTCAAGAAGATGTACCTATAACCGTAGATAAACCACAGTCATTTAACTTGCTGAATAATAGTTTAGAAGAAAGTTTTCCAAAGATTATCATCACTCCTTCAGCTACTTCATGCCAGTTCATCTTAAATGATTATGTGTTTAGTTTCGAAGGCTTAGTAGCAGGAACTGATGTAGTCATTGATAGTGATTTGATGCTTTGCTACGAAGAGCAATCGGACGGAGATATTTTAGATCGGTCCAACAAAATGAAGACCATGCAATATCCGACATTGCAAGTGGATATCAATCATTTTAATTGCACTGGTTTGAGCAAAATACAAATTTATCGTAACGGGTTAAGGTAGGTGAAATAGATGATCGATAATTTAATAACTATTTACGATAAAAATGACGCGAATAATTTAGCTGAACATTTATATGATACGCAAGGTTTAGGCGCTTTGTCAGACTGGTTAACAGCTACTGTTAGCAATAAACTAAACGGAGCCGAGATATTTCAGGGTACTTATTCAATAAACGGAACTAATGCAGATTTGATTGTAGACGGACGTATTATTCAGTGTTATGTAGATGAAAATCGAGCAAAACAGCGTCTACGGATTTATTATGCAAAAACTTCTGTAATAGGCAATACGATAGAAGTAAAAGCTGAACCTATTTTCAATGATATAAGAAAATCGGTGTTGAATAAATATGACAGCGGAACAGAAAAGATCACTGCTACTCAGGCATGGCAAAACGCAAAAGTTTTAGCGAAACCAGCTATCCCTTCGCAGTTTTCTTTCTCGTCATTAGTAGATACGCTTGCTAATGTGAAGATAGAAAAGGCGAATTTTTTAGAATTCTTTGGTGGAAAAGAGGGATCTATTCTAGATCGATTTCATGGTGAGTTTCTAAAAGATAATAACACATTACGTCATGAAAAAAGTCTAGGTACGGATCATAAAATCAAAGCGATTTATACTAAAAACTTAACTGGTCTTGACTTAGAGATTGATGCTCAAAGTGTTTTAGTTGGAGTTTATCCATTCATTAGCAGCTCTTCAGAAGGAGAAGACGAGATCACTCTACCAGAAGAAGTTATTTTCACGGATTACGTGGATGATTATCCTGCTGGATATGTTTCTTTTGTTGATTTTAAAGACAAAGCGACTGATGTAGCCACATTAAGGGAAGCTGCTAAAGACTGGTTGAAAACAAACATAGATAAACAAAAACCACAAGTGAGTGGTTCGATTGAATTAGTACCATTGAGGCATCAAAGAGGCTATGAAAAATTTGTTGATCTAGAAAAAGTTTCGATGGGTGACGGAGTAGATGTGTATCATCCACAGTTAAAAGTGAATATGTCAGCGAGAATTGTGGAATATACGTTTAATGTTCTAACCAATTCATACGATAAATTAGTTGTAGGAAACGTCAAAACAAACTTCTTAGAAAACACAGAGAATAATGTCAGCAATTTGATTAATGATGCCATTGATCAATTGAAAAACGGTGGCGAAATCAGTGATTTACTCAATGATATTGTAGATCATCAAACTGATATGATTACTGGTCAAAATGGTGGTTATGTTTTATTAGATCCTAAAGAAGCGCCTAGTCGTATTTTGATTATGGACACACCAGATAAGAATACCGCAAGGAATGTTTTACAAATCAACAATGCTGGTATTGGTTTTTCTAAAACTGGCATTAATGGAACATATGAAACGGCATGGACGTTAGATGGCGGATTCAATGCCTCGTTTATTACGGCTGGTGAAATAGTAGGAATTACTATTAGAGGTACTACATTAATTAGTGATGGTGCTGATTATAGAACAAGTATTGCTAATGGCAAAATGACTTGGTACTCAAAAAAAGTTAACAAAGATATTATGGAGCTAGAAGCACGTGATTATGTAAGTGCTGATGCCGGTATTGTATCATACACCATGAAAACTGGTGGTGGTTTCATGATTAGAAATCCACAGGGTAACTTGGTTTTTAGTACGTGGGATAATGGTAATAACAGACCGTTTCTATCTTTTGGTGCGCCCAATTTCAGGTATAGCAATGCTAGTTATGTAACTTCTGGCGACGGTAGTTCTTTAAGCATTAATGGTAGTGCGGGTAACTCATGGGAATTTAAGGTAGCTGGTAGGACTATGAAATTTACTAGTGATGGTATGCTAACGTTACCAGGTTGTTTTTTTGGTTCATGGGAAGATGGGAAACTTGCTAGGTTTGAACAATCAACGGTACAAGTATATAAAGATTTTACTGTTAGAGGTACTAAAAACTCAACTGTACCAACAGAACATTATGGACAACGACTATTGAACGCTTATGAAACTCCAGAATATTATTTCGCTGATTATGGGGAAGCCGTTACAGGTGACAATGGTAAAGTTCGTGTTGATATTGACCCCATGTTTGCTGAAACAGTAAATCTAAGTCGGTATATGACACATGTGACACCTACAGAACTAGTTTTGTGTGCTGTTACTCATGAAGATATTGACCATTTCATCATTGAAACTAGTAAGCCAAACGTATTAGTTAGATGGAATTTAGTGGCACACCGTCTAGGGTATGAAGATATTAGATTAAAAGAGGATACAGCATATGATAGCACAGTGCTTGACCAAAAACGTTTTTAAAACGAAGACAAGGAGGTATATAAATGGCTAGCAGTTTATATAATTTGGCTTTAGATTTCAGCAAAGAATTAAACTACACCAAAGCTATTATGGCTCGTCAAGGTGATAAAGGGATTACGGTGACGGTTAAACCGTTTCTAAATGGCTTGCAGATGGATACGAGTGGCGGAACATTTACTTTAAAAGGAACAACACCATCTAACCGTTACGTAGATAATGTTGCAACTAGTGTAACTAGTGAAGAAGTCACGTTTTCTCTTGATGGCACATTTATGAGTGAAGCAGGATATTATAAACACTGCTACGTAGAATATAGAAAAGACAATCAAATTTTAACAACGCAAGATATCATTTTTTTCTCACTAGGAGTGTCTGACATTTCGCAAGGCCAAGCCGATGAATATGTTTCGCAATTAGAAGAGTTGATTCGAAAGTACAACGAAACTTTTGATGCTTTTATGGCTGAAATCAAAGGTAGAGTGGATAGCTTAAATCAACAGATTACTGATTTAACTGGTCAAGCTAAAACGCTACAAGACAAGTTAGATGCTCTGAAAGAAGAAATTTCTAAGTTAGGTAACTTACAAGTGATGTACAGTAACAGCATCGACTTCGGGGACTATGATTATTCGGAGAACCCGAATTTAATGCCATATATTACAGAACCTTGGGTTGGACCTTTGTTAGGTAATGGACATACAGTTAAAGATAGTGTTAAAAGGGTTATAACTCATACTAAAACTAGAACAGCTAATTCCGGCGACATATTATCGCTTGGCTTAGGTATTCCGTGTACAGCGGAAGCTAATAATAGGTATCTTATAACCACTTTACGACCATCTACGACATACACATTAAGCGTTACTATGAGTGTCGGTTCAGATTGGACTGGAGAGACCAATACTATAGGGGTTAGGCTTAGATATTTAAATGAACAAGGTGGTATAGAACTGCCCATTAATGCATTAATACCAGCAAATGTAGAACGCGATAAAATGGTCACTCATACATTTACTGGTATAACAAAAGATAATGTAACTAGCATAACAAACTGTTATGTTGAAATATTCTCACTTAATAGTGAATATAAAGGAACGGTTAGTGTCAGCTATGACGTTAAGTTAAAAGCACACTACCCTAACTTACTAGATGGCCCTTACTGGTTAGGTAAAGTTCCTTTAGGCGAGAATATTGCTGACCCTACAGTTGTCTTTCCACACAAAACTAGTGAATATATGGTTTATGGTAGACGCAATACAGAAAACTATATCGCTGACCAAACATATACCATATCAATGAAAGCAACTAAACTAACAGTTCAATCGTTTGCCGTGTATATTGCTGCTGGCCGCGTTAAAGTAGGAGACATGAAGCCTACTGAGGGGTTAGCTAATACATGGGAGTTAACTTTTACTGTAACTAAGCAACATATAGATAGTGGGGTAACTAATTATCTGGAAATATACCAATACCCGTCAGCTACAAAAGGAGCTGTTCAAATTGAGTGGCTCAAACTAGAAAAAGGCAATACTCGAACCCCGAATATTAGTGAGTATAAATATCGTGGTACTGGTATGCGTGATTCAAACAATCCAAAAGATTATGTTTGGGATCTAGCACCAGAATATGTCGAAGATAATTTGGCCACAGATATTAAAATTTCTGAAATTACTGGTAAAGCAAACAATTATACCGATGGGAAAGTATCGGAGATTAATTCGCAGTTGACTGCTTCAATTAATGAAGTAGACACCACAGCTAAGGATGCTCAAACAAAAGCGAATGCTAATGCGACTGCTATAGATGAATTAGACAATAAGATCGATGAACGCATTAATGATACAGCTACTACCACATTAACAGTTACAAACGGGAATACCGGATCAGCAAAGCTTTATCGTGAAGGAAAAACAGTTTCTATATATTTTGTGGCTTTAAACGGAAAAAGCAGTGGTGGAAATGATTCAACGATACTAACAATTCCAGAAGGCTATCGGCCACCAATTAGTTTTGAGCAACTGGTTGGCTCGATAGACCGTTCTACTTTGAACAGTGCTCAGTTATCTATTGGTGCAGATGGAGCCATTAAATGGCGAAGAAACTCAAGTTATGGATCGGATTATACCTTTGCAATTACTTACACGATTTAGAAAAGCGTGAATCGATATGAAGGCAGCATATAGACCAATTGAACCTTACGGATTCGAGCAAATCATTGTGAATGATGAAGAACATTTACCGGAAGAATGCACAGAAGTCGAACCACCGATTCCAAATTGGAAACCGAAATTCAATTACTGGGAGGGAAATAAATGAAAAACATTTGGAAATATGGACGTACTGGCGGAGAGTACGCAGGAAAAGTATTGGACGACATGCTTGTATCCGTTCCTTACACAGATCAGCCACCGCTTGAAGGAATTCGTGCTGATGGCGAACCGTTAACAATCGCTGATCAAATGTTTGATCCTAAATTGAATCAATGGATTATTTTAGCGAACGCACTAGATCACAACGATTTAAACAATCTCAAAGCAATGTATGAGTCGTTAGAAAATGAGAACGGCGATTTAAAACAGATCAATGCCAAACTCATGCTAAGCGATGTAGCAATTAAACAGGAAAATACTGCATTGAAAGAAAAAGCGGATAGTTTAGCACAAATCAATTCAAAAATGATGCTTGCTTCGTTACAAAATAGCAAAGACATTTCAGAAATTAAAGAGCAACTAAATCCAGCTTCAAAGGGAGG